CAACTAGCCATATTTTATCTCCTCTATATGTATTTATATCTTATAAATAGTAATACGAATTTAAAAATGGAGATTAACTATGGCTATAACAATTGATGGAAAGCAGTATGATGAGAAAACGCTTAGTCCTGAATTACAGAATTATCTAGCAGTAAGACAAGAGATACAAGTAAGCAAGACTAGACATACTATTGAAATTGAGAAAATAGATGTTTTAACTAAATTTTATAACGAGAAGATTGTAGGATTGATTAAAAAAGAAGTACCAGAAACAAACAAAATTACAGATAAAAAATAGATGGCCGCAATAGCTAATTTAACTATAGACCAAGGGGCAACTTTCAGTTCAGACGTAACTGTAAAAGACGCTCAAGACAATGCTTTTAACCTTACAGGTTATACGGCTGTTGCCAAGCTGTCTAAAGGCTTTGCGTCCACTAGAACACGAACAAATATGACTACTTCAATAGCGACAGACGCTACCACAGGAGTAGTTACTCTCTCACTAACAGCAACTGAAACATCCGCTTTAGACGCTGAGAGATATGTCTATGACCTTGAAATTACATCTGGTGCTACTGTTACTAGAGTTATTGAAGGAATAATTACAGTCCGACCGCAAGTTACAGTATAATCAAACTCATTTTTGTTATAAATATATAAATAAAGGGAGAGAAATAATGCCTGATATTACAGCAAAAATTAACGTAGATACACAATCTGGTCCACAAAAAGTTTCAGTAACCATACCATCAACTGTAGCTGTACAAAATTCAGAATTAAGATTTTCCCGCCTTGGTGATGTTGACACAACAAATTTAGATGATGGCGCAATGATTCAATACAGGTCAAGCGATGGTAAATTTGTAACTAGAACAGAAGTAGTTACTACAACTGGAACACTATTATTTAATTGTGGGAGTTTTTAAATAGCATATGGCAACAGTAATACAGATAAAACGGTCATCAAGTACTTCAGCACCAGCAACATTAAAATTAGGTGAATTAGCTTTAACTTATGGAACAGGAACACAAGGTAATCTAGGAGATAGATTATTCATTGGTGAAGGTGGTGTAGATGGTAATGGTGACGCAAATAATATAACAGTTATCGGTGGACAATATTTTGCCGATATGTTGGATCACGTTCCTGGAATATTAACAGCAAGTGGAGCATTAATTGCTGATTCAAATAAAGCAATAGATGAATTAATTTTAGGTAGTGATACTTCAGTAGGTGGAACAATAAAATTTAATGAAGGCACAAATAATGGTGCAGGACATATTGGACTTAAAGCACCAAATAGTGTAACTTCTACAACTACATTTACATTACCTGATGGTGATGGTTCTGCTGGTCAGTTTATAAAAACTGACGGTTCTGGTAATTTAGGATTTGCAGTTGTTGACCAAGCTTTAGATTTAGCAGGTGATACTGGAACAGACGTTTATAATACAAGTGAAACATTAACATTTGCTGGTGGTTCTGGTATGGAAGCAGTAGTTACTGATAATACGGTAACTATAAATGCAACAGCATTAACAGATTCAAATTTATCTGGTAGTGCAGGTATAGCAAATGATAAATTAGCAAATCCTACTACAACATTAGGATCATCTACTTTAACTTTAGGTCAAACAGAAACAGATTTAGCAGGATTAACTTCTTTAGTAATTGATGACATTACAATTGATGGTCAATCATTTACAACTACATCCGCAAATAAAAATATTAATATTTCACCACACGGAACAGGTTCAATAATTGTTCCTAGTGGATATGAAGATAGAGCAGGATTTCAAACTCAATCACTTGCAAATAAAGCATATGTTGACCAAGTTGCTCAAGGTTTAGATACTAAACCATCTTGTAGATTGACGACAACTGCTGATTTATCAGCAACTTATAATAATGGAACATTAGGTGTTGGTGCAACTTTAACAGCAACTTCAGGTGGTGCATTATCAATTGATAGTGTAACGCCAAATGTTGCAGATAGAATTTTAGTTAAAGACCAAACAGACGCAAGTGAAAATGGTATCTATGTTGTAACAACTGTAGGTGCTGCTGAAACTGCTTTTGTATTAACAAGAGCAACTCCAGAAGACCAACCATCTGAATTAACTGGTGGTGCATTCGTATTTGTAGAAGAAGGTACTATTGGTTCTAATAATGGATACACATTTACACATACAGGCTCTCCAACATTTGGAACAACTGATTTAGATGTAGCACAATTTTCTGGTGCAGGTCAAATTACTGCAGGTGCTGCTTTATCAAAAGCTGGTAATACAATAGATGTAGAAGTTGATGATAGTTCAGTTGAAGTTTCAGGTGACGCATTAAGAGTTAAAGCATTAGGTATAACAAATGCTATGTTAACAGGTTCAATTGCAAGTGATAAACTTGCTGATCCTTTATATTTTGCAGACGAATCTTCAACACAAGGATCCGTAAGAGTTGGTGGTGTTTTAGAATTTTTAGCAGGTGAAGGAATTAATACTGTTGCTACTGGTAATAAATTACAAATTGTTGGTGAATTAGCAAGTACATCAAACATAGGAGTTGCGTCTTTTTCTGCTGATAACTTTACAATAACATCTGGTGATGTTGAAGTTACTACAGTAGATGGTGGAACTTTTTAATGAATCTTTGGAAGAAAATTAAATGGTTTTTTCTTTCAGGAGCACCAGCCATTGAAAAACCAAAGAGTACAAGAGTAACAGTTAAAGATTTAAAAGACAAAACTAAAAAAGAGTTAGAAAAAATTGGAAGAAAAATAGGAATAGAATTAGATAGAAGATTAACAAAGACAAAATTAATTAATAAAATTAAATTTAAGGCTAAATTAAATAGAAGAAAATAATGGCAACAAGAATTAAACCTTTACGTACAGAAGTAGCAACACGTATTCCATCATTGGGTGTTATAGATGTTGGAGAATTAGCTATGAACGTACACGATGGAAAATTTTATTCAAAAACAAGTGTAGGTAATATTAAAGAAATTGGTGGTGTAGGTGGAATAACATTACAAGAAGTTACAAATAATGCTGCTATAACTGATAAAGATATTACTTTGAATGGGGCACAACTTATATTTGAAGGAGATATAGCAAATGCATTTGAAACTGAATTAACAGTATTAGAACCAACAGGAGATAGAACAATATCTTTACCTGACACAACAGGAACAGCTATAACAACTGGTAATTTAACAATAGATGGTTCAGTAGGTGGGGATGCTCTTGCTAGTGATGGTGACGCCTTAGCATATGGAATAGTTTTCGGAGGATAGAATGGCGAGTACATTTAAAAATGCAGGTATGGCAGTTGGACTTGCTGATACTTCGGCTGCAAATTTATATACAGCTGGTGGGGCACAGACAGCAGTTATTCACGCAGTATATATAACTAATAAGTCAAATGCTAATAATGGTTATGTAGATGTAAAAGTTACAGTAGATGGTGGAACAACATTTAGATATGTTACTAACAAAGCACAAATACCACCTAATAATACTTTAGTTTTAGATAAGCCTATAAATTTAGAAGCAAATGATATATTAAGAGTAGTGGCACACCCATTACCAGATTCGTCAACAACTGATATAGAAGTATATGCTAGTGTACTGGAGATAACTTAATGGCAATTACAATTACTCATAATATAAATCCACAAGAACTAATATTTAATGGTCTTCGTAGAACAAAAGAAGGTATGCTTTATTTGACAACTGTTAACCCTAATGAAGGTGGTACAGTTGGATTTTCAACATTTGAAGAAGAAGGAAAATCAGATAAAGTACCAAAAGATGGTACAGATTATGTGGAAGAAAGACCAGAATTCTTTAATTGTCACGAATTTATTGGTGATGGTTCTACAGTAACTTTCACATTAAACGTAAATATGGGTACTTTTGGACATAGATTATATGTGGCTATTGATGATGTAATAAAAGATGGAAATATAGATTATACGGTATCTGGAACAATAGTAACCTTTACGTTTCCTCCTTTGAGTGGAAAATGTATACAGATAGCACAGTTGAATAAAAGATATTTAAATAATGATTCAGACGCCTATCAACAATTTATATTTGACGCAAATACCACAACTACTTATCTTATAAATAGTAGCGGGGAGTTGGTAAAAAGAGTAAATCAAGCAGCTAATCAAGATCCAACAAGTGATGATTTTCTCTCTTTTGAAAGTACAACGGCGAGTGTAAATTCAACAACTTATCAAGATGGAATATAAATATAGAAAAACGGATTAACAAATGGCAGATTTCAAATTAGGTAGACTTAAATTTAAATGGAGAGGTGATTGGGCTGTAAGCACTGCTTATACTATAGACGATATTGCTAAGTATGGTGGTAATGTTTATGTTTGTGTAGAGAACCATACATCACAAGCTTTAAGTTCAGGTTTTGCTACAGATTTAGCAGCTGTTAAGTGGCAGTTACATACAGAAGGTCTTTTCTTTAAAGATAATTGGGCATTTGATACTGTTTATAAAAAAAATGATATTGTCAAATATGGTGGTAGACAATATCGTACTATTACAGCTCACACATCCGCTTCATCTGGTGGTTTAAATCAAAGTAATTTTGAATTAT